TTGTTTTAGTAGAGGTGTTCTCTCTGGTGCTTTTTTTACTGACATATAATAAGCAAGGCCAGAAGACAAACAAGGTATAAATCTTGTTGGCACTTCTAGTTGATCATTATAATCACCAGCATCCTGTATTTTAGTTAGACCATAATATTTAAATGTGTGTGCACCATCTGGTGTTGGATATAAATATAATGTTGGAGTTGAAGCTCCTCTCTCTAAAAAATATTGTACAGGTGTACCCTCTGTTGTTTTTTTAGAAATATTTAAATACTCCGCACGACTAATACGATCAACTTCTATATCTGTTGTTGTATCACTAGTTGTAAATAAAACAGCTTCTAGTATATCGACTAGATCTGAATCTAGAGCATAACTAGTTGTACTGCCGGTTAGTGTTTTTGTACGAAGCTCAACAGTCCACAAATTAATACCTCTGTTAGCCCACTCAGCTAACATAATATTAAGTGAACGTCTTGCACTTTTTAAATCGTAACCAGATCTAGAATTTATGCCACATCTTTCAAATGCTTCTTCTATGAGCTGATCTACATCTAAATCAAAAGTATTAGTTCCGGACGTTGCCATTATCTACCTACTTTTCGCATTGCCTTGTTATGAGCTTGTTTAAAAGTTTTACCTTTTTTCATATTTTTTTTCATAGAAGCCATATGCTTTTTTGTATGTTGTTTAGAATGCTTTTTTAAAGCTTTCTTTCCACCTTTTGATATTTGTTGTGGCATCGAAGACCTACTAATCATTATTAATAGATTTTTTGGAATTCTGCAATAACTGTGTACATATTACCAGAATCCGCGGCACCCGGTACAACAAGATTAACATCACTTTGATTACTATTACTAGATTTATCTGCTGGTATTCCACCAAATTCTCTAAAGTCCCAATAGCCTGCTCCTGTTAAACCAATAATAGGAATATCTCCATCTGAATCTTCTTCATCTAAACGTGCATAAGAGTCTCCTCCATCGCCACCTTGACAAGAATACCAAACTCTAAGTAATCCTAAATGTGCTACAGCGGTTCCATCTGATCTAGCAGCTAACGCTGATACATCGCCAAAAACTGTTGTTGCTCCTGTTCCATCTGATTGATTGACTATTTTGATTACGACGCGATTGTCATTTTGTTGTAGGATAGTCGGTCCTGTAACTGTATCTGCCATGTTCCCTCCTTAATTAAGAACTGTGGGGCTTTAAGCCCCACTTATTTATTTTTAGTTTTCAAATACGTTTCTGCTCATGCAAATGTAATGAGTGATTAGTGCTTCTGCGGCACCTGCGTTTGCTTCAATTCCGTTGTATGGAATTAAATCAACATCATTTTTCAAAGCTGAAGATTTAGTAGTACCAGTTGTTACTGCTGTACCACCAGTAGAACCAGAAGTACTTGTAACATTATATTGTATACCATTTACGAATATAGCAATTTTTCTGTCACTATCTATTTCTAATTTTAAATGATAGACTGTGTCCGCTGCTACAGTGATTGGTAATTGACTGATATAGTCAGTTCCATTAACACTATAAACAAAGTGTAACTTTGTAAAATCAGTAAACGCTTGACCAGAGTTATCTGCATCAGTTAAGAACTGAAAGTATGCTTGATCAGCATCAGTTGCAAGTTCTGGAACGTTTGTTAATTTTAGTCCAGCCCAAACATTTTGGTTATCAATTGCTGGTAACTGAATAGATGTTTCCCAGTGAACTTCATTTTCTGTTCCCCATAGACAACCTGCCCACGCTGTTGCAGCAGTATCTAAGTGAGGTGTAATAATTGCTTGGTCTTGATCTGCACCAGCAGTTGTTGCTTTAACTCCACCAGAAGTTCCAGCAAAAGTACATAATGCAGTAGTCATGTTAGTTCCAAGTGCTTCCCAGTTTCTGTTCAAAGCTCTTTGAACTTCAACTGTTGATACTTGGTCAATGTTAGCGTTTAGACCCGGTCTTTGTAAGAACCATTCGTCTAGGTAGACTCTTCTAGCGTCTTTAGCTGTTGTACCTAAAGTTCTATCGCTGTCTAACCCTGTAGATGCAGTCTCAGTAAATAATTTAAAGTTACCTTTAGATCTTACCGGACCACTAAAGCTTGTATTAGCCATTGTTTTTCTCCTTGGTTGTATAAACCATTCGTCGTGCTGTCTTTATACCGTCTGCCTAGCCAGTCTGCACAACTATTTTACTAGGTTGTTAAATGTGGGGGTATGAATCCCCCACAAGTTAAGAGTAATTATGCTCCCGGTGAACCAAAGATACCTCTCCAGTCAGAGAACCCGAATGAGTATCTCTCTCTAGATTTGT